TTACAGCTCCGCTTCCATGACCAGATTGAGTGAGCCTCCAATCGACGCCGCATAGCCGCTGGACCATTGCGTGCCTCCGGACACTGAAAAAATAAGGCATACGAGTCCCGGATTGATCACACCCAGCGAGGGGTCGCTCGTGCTGGATGCCGCACCGCTCCAGCGGATGGGCGATCCCAGGCTCCTCATCGAGGGCGATGTCCGCATGGCGGTTGGGAGCGGCAGGGGTACGAATGTATTGGTGGAGCTGTGCTGCGTGCCCACGCCAATGCCGGTGCCAATGGCCGCCTTGAATGCATAGCAGTAGCGGTTGCATAGCTGCTGTTCGATGGCCTGTGGCCGCACGTCGAAGGACGTTGCTACATCGCCGGTCTCGAGCTGGATCTGAGCAAAGTCGAAGGTGCCGGATTGCTGGCCAAGCGAATTCGTCCTCGCGTTGAAGTTGCTTCCGGCATCCATCCACAGCGCAATCTGCAGAAAATCGTCACCGTTTGGCCCGATCGTGCTGTTACCCAGGGCAGGTATGTCAAAGGTTGCATAGAACTTCTGCCAGCCGCTGGTCAGGTTGAAACTGGTGACGCCGATGCCATTGACCGAAGCCGAGCCGCCACTGCCGAACATCTGCGTGGCCTCGAGCGCGATCCTCCTTGCAGCATCCGCCTTGGCGTAGAACGACACGGTGACTCGCTTTCCGGCCAGCGCGGCCACGCTTTCGATGCGCTGCGCCAAGTAGCCAGAATTGCCTGCGCCTGCCACGGAGGTGACGGCGCAGCGCATGTAGCAGGAGGGATTGTCCGGCACCGCGGATTGGCCGGTCGCAAAGGTTTGCCTCGAGGCGCCGATCGTGGTTCCCGTTTGCTGGAGCAGGAAACGGTCGGCGCTGTATCCGCCGGAGGAGAAGCTGGTGCCGCGCTGCCAATAATCGAAACTGCCGTTGATGATTCTGTTCTTGAAGGTGCTGACATCGGGCGTGTAGGCATACAGCTCGCTGAAGTTGGCTTCGGCTTTCTGCCAGGCGACGCGATTGGTGTCGCCGTCTATGCCGTCGGATTGGGTGCCAAGGTTGATGTGTTGCTGAGGCATGGTAACGCTTCCTGTGATGCTGCTCATGAGGCAGCCAATGAGTTGAGTGCAGTGGAATCGCCATGAGCTTGAGGCATGACGAGGAGGCCGCGTTCCGGCTAGAGGCCGGGAGGCCGAGAAAGCAAATGTCTGGGCTGCAGCCGTAGCTAACGCAAGCTGCGTCGCGCCGGACTTGCTTATAGTGAAGCGGTTTGGAAGGACGTAACGCTGGCCTGGAACCACCAGGCCATGCTGTCGGCGAGGCCGCTCAGGTAGTCAGTGCGCGCCGAATCTTCGAATACAGCACGCGCGTCCACAGCCACTGGAAGCCGAACATTCCCAGCAGCGGCAGCACGCCCAGCATCACCATCAGCACGATGGCTGCAGTCTGGTCCATCGATTGGCCACCCAGCGCCAACACCAGCGCCGCGACGCCTACACCGACTGCCAACGCATAGGCGAACACGAAGGTCAGTACGCCGGCGCCGAGCAGCCTGCCTGCGCGCAGGCGCGACAGGTGGCGCGGCAATGCCAGCCACGCGCCGCCGAAAGCCAACGCGCCGGCCAGCAACGCCCCGGCCCAACTGCTCAGCCAGACCACCGGCGAATACGCGTCGAAGGCATTGGCGAGTGGCAACAGCATCGACACGCCGAGCACCGTGCCCGCTGCCTGCATCCATGCCGCCAGTCCCGCCGCCCGCAAGCGCAGGCCCGATTGCGGAGGCGTCGCGATCGCATCCTCGCGGCACACCAGCAGGGCCAGGCGCCATGACGACCACACCTGCAGCGGGGCGATGACCAGACCCAGCACGAACATCCAGATCCGCAGCCAGGAGCCCATCTGCTCCGGCCCCATCAGCAGGAACAGGCCCTGGTACAGGAACATCGCCAACAGGCTCCACACCAGCAGCCCGCCGGCGAACACCCCCGCCAGCAGCAGCGGCCGCCGGAACGCCCATTCCTCACTCCGCTCGCCGCGCCACTGCGCGACCAGGAATGCCAACCCGCCATGCACCAGCACGCCTTCGCCGACCGTTCTGATCGTCATCGCCACGAAGGAGAGAATCTGCTCGTTGTCCGACGGCGCGCGCAGCACCATCATGCCGAAGGTGAGGCAATGCCAGACCAGCACCACCAGCATGGAGGTGATGGCGGCGAGCCAGGGGAGATTGGAGCGCTGGGCGGGATGGAGCATGCGACGTCCTTGTGCAATAGGCGCCGCACGAAGCCGGTGCCAAGTAGAGGTTGCACAACCTAGCGGGAGCGAGGCGGCAATGCCAGTGCGTTCGGCCCCGGCCGGGTCACGGCCGTTGTTCGAGCACGGCGATACGTGCCATGGCCCGCTGCAGAAGATCGTCGGTGTGCTTCCACGCGGCAATGACGTAGGGAAGCAGGCCGACATAGTTGACGTTCTGCAGCACCGGTTCGTCGTAGGCGACTTGCGTTGGCGGCTTGTAGCCGACGGGTTCCGTGCCGGGCTCATAGGGAGTCGTATCGCCTTCGAGGCGCACAGACCGGCGCACCGCGTCTTTGACGCCTTCGACGAGCAGGGGAAAAGGCTCCGCCAGTTCATGGGCGATCACGCCCGCACGACGCGCAGCGTCCTCCGGTTCTCGGTCGTCCCTGTATTCGACAGGGCGCACGGAGCGCAGGCTCGATGCGGCCATCGCAGGGTCGATGCCGACGACATCGCGCTTGATCCGATAGTCGGAATTCTGCGTCAAGGTGCCAGCAAAGACGGCGTTGCCGCCTTCGAGGAACTGGAAGGCGTTTTGCGTGCTGCCCACATGCATATGCAGCTGCGGTGCCGAGGTTCCGGATCCGCCTTCATAGACATCGATGGCCGCCAGATGGCGTACACCCCAATGAGTTGCGCGGGCCAGCATGTAGGCGCAGACGTTGTTCATCGCGTCGAGCTGCAGGGCTGGCGTGCGGTTCTGCGTCCACTCGGGCCAGGAGCCGCCGATGCCGCGATCGGTTCCGGTATTCGATACGCGGTAAGAGAACTGTTGGTAAACCCCGGTCTTGCCGATGCTGCCGAGGAAGACCGGGTTGGAGCTGGTCAGAGCAAGGTCGGCGGTGGCCTTGGCGGTATCCGCCGTTGCCTTGGCGGTGTCGGCGGCCGTCTTGGCGATATTCGCGGCCTGGCCTGCGCTGTTGGCCGTGGTTTGAGCGGTAGTGACGCGGCCGTCGAGATCGGTGAAGTTGTAGTTGCACTTGTCCAGAGCGGTGCGATTGGTGTCGCCGTCCGCTCCCTTGGGAGGAGTGCCTAGATTGATGATCTGGATGGTCATAAGCGATCTGGGAGATGTAGCCAAAAAATGATGGCGGACAGCAATCAAAGTTCCGCGTCAGCGGTCCAGTGCGCGCTGGTGTTCGGCGTGGTAGTACTGCCGCTGGTCGAAGCAAAGATATAGAACGATCCGGTGCCGACAACGCTCAGTGAGGCGGATGTGTCGATGCCGCTGCCGTCGGTCATCATGCCGGGAGTCCCTGTGGCGTACCCATACGGCGTCACCAGGGGCGTAGCCCGTTTCGTGGTCTTGAAGTAGGCCATGCTCCCCACCTTGTATTGTGCGGCTGGGACACCGGTCATATAGGCAACGACGGAGCCATTGGCATTCCTGGTGCCGGTGGCGACGCCGAGGTCATAGCTGCGCTCGAAGTAGCGCTGGCACAGCGCGAGCTCCTGGACGGCTGGGCGCGGATCGAACGCGGTCGCGATGGCGCCCAGCTCGAACTGCACTTCGGCGAACTCGAACCAGCCGCTCTGGTAGGGGAGGCCACTGCTGCGCGCGGCGTAAGTGGCTCCAGAGTCCAGCCAGAAATGCAGAGCTGTCGAGTCGTTGCCGCTGCCAATCGTCTTCCCGGTCAGGGCGGGCACAGTGATGGGGACGACATAGCGGCGGAACACCGTGCCGATATCCAGCAGTGGTCCCTGCGGAAAGCTGTCGTTGGGCGACGAGCCGCTGGAGCCATACTGGACTTCGATTTCGATGCCCAGTTTCTTGGGTACATCCGTGCGACACAGGAACGACAGCATGGCCTGCCTGCCGGAAAGCCGCTGCGCGCCCTCGATCTTCTGCGACAAGGTTGCATACGAGCCGGTTGTTCCACCCGACGTCACGCCAACCCGCGTGTAATAACGAGGATTGGAAGAGAAGCTGGTGTCGCCCAGAGTCACCAGCTGCTGAGCCACGCTGTTCGCCGAGCCGCCGCCAGACTGCGTCAGCCAGCGATCGGCGCAATAGCGCTGGCCGATGACGGCCGACGGCAACGAGGTGGCCCGCTGCCAGATGTCGAAGTTGCCGTTGATGAGCAGATTTCTGAACGACGGTGCGCTCAGTGCGCTGCCATAGATCTCATTGAAGTTCGATTCCGCCTTGCCCCAGGCGATGCGATTCGTATCGCCATCCTTGCCGTCGGATTGAGTGCCAAGATTGATGTGCTGCTGTGCCATTTGGAAGTCCAAGTAAAGAAGCCGCTCTAGGCGGCCTCAGTTAGGTTTCGCGTTGTAGGTGTTTGCACGCCGGGTTCGGAACTATGCTTAACGCGGATATCCAAGCGGACCTTGTTCAAAGGCCGGTAACATCGCATTCGAGTAGCCATTGAGGCTGCATACCGGCACGTGAGGAGATGTTTACACCCGATCCGGGATTGGCATTGGCGATGCTCTGGCAGACAGCTATCTCGGCATTATTTCCATTGAGCCGCATGGAAACTTTGGCCGGCTCACGCCAGAGCGCCGAGCCCACTGGAGTGCCAGTAAGGTATTGGGCATACATGCCTGGATCTGAGAAGGCGATGGCTGCTGTGGAAGGGCTGGCAAGGGCGAAAGGATAAATTGATCCGGTACCTCCGGCATCCGGCCAGAACATACTTCCGCCAGCGCGAATCATTTGCCGGATACGTAGAGGGCGTTGCGCGGCATCGTAGGTTAGGCGTCCATTCGAATCGAAGAGTTGCAGGCCAATATTGCCGTATGACTGGATTACTGGCACAAATGCGTAGTAATCGCAGGACGTTGAGCCGTTTGGCATGAACCAGTTGAAGCCATTGGGGCCAGCGCTGGTGATGGTGGCGAAGCTCGCGCCTCTCAGGAAGACGATGGATTGCCCTCCCCGCGGATTGTCCCAGTTGACGAATCCATAGCTTCCCGCGGCGCCGGCATTTGATGTCGCAATGAATGTTCCCTTCTTTACTAGAACAAGATTGGGCCAATCAGAATCAATGATGATGGACCCGTTGTCGGCAATCGCTTGAAATCTGGCTTCCATTTCTTAGTAGCTCCCATACCAGATGGTAATCGGCGTTTGCGGCGTGAACTGACCGAAGAAGGTCCATCGAAGCGTTTTTCCGCTTATGTTCCAGGAGAGGCCAAGCGCATACGGTCCATATGGTGTCGAGCCTAATGAGGGCAGCGTTGGTGCAACGATGAACGGCGTGCCCTGGTCGAGAAAGGGAAGATCCAGCGAGCCAGGGGAGCCTGTGAGAGTGACCGTGCCGATAAGACGGGGTGACACATAGGAGAGATCGAGAAGGACGTTGCCCGCGGCATCAAACGCTTGTAGTCCAGTAGCCATCACCACATCCCCAGACGAACGCGCAGGGTTCCATTTCCATCGAACACTTGAATAAGCTGGTTAGTTATCGACAAACGCCCACCACCCGAACCGTTGAGCTCGAAGCTGTTTCCACTCTTGCTGATCTTCCAGCCGCGTACACCAGCTACATAATCAGTCGACTGTATGAAGTCGCCGATCTTTGCATTGTCGATCCAGCCGTCTCCGATCAGGGCTTGCTTGATGTAGGTCTGCCCGTTCTGGATCACGAATGGAGTAGTGATCTGGCCGTTGGTTGAATTGATGACTGCAAACCGATCGGCCTGGAACAAGACCTGAGACTGATAGGAGCCATCGGGCTGCTGCTCCACTCCGAGGCCCATACCAGCGCCATAGATGTGCCCGTCAGCGGTGACCTGGCATTTAACTGTCCATGTGGCGCTGACCTTTCCGTTAAGATCCACAACCGCCTGTGATGTCTGCTGCACAGTGGCGCTTGTGTCACTCACGGTGGCCTGTACCAGATCTACACGCGACGCCATAGCTCGATCACCATCCTGCACGGCATCAAGCAGCGTCCATGTACCAGCGAAGTGCGAACCGTCACCAGCCCATTCACTTGCGTCACCTGCCATATCCGGCGTGGCGAGCTTTGCACCCTCCAGGATCTCCTGGCCCAGCTGGGTCTGCTCGATCAACCCGGTAATGACCGGCTCATAGTCGGCGGCACTGGCGCTCGCCTGGCCGGGCAGGCCGGCTCCATCGGGATAGAACGTACCGACATTCCCGGTCTTGTCGACCAGGCGTACCCAGAAATAGAACGATGCCCCCGCGGCCAGCCCGTCGATCTCCAGCGAATTCTGCGGATAGGCCAGGTCCGCCATCTTGGTGGCGTCCTGCAGGTTGGCGGTGTTCGAGCGCCATACTTCCGTGCGCTGCGTATCGTCGGTGCCGGCGGGGAAGCTCCATTCCAGATGGATGCCCCACACCTTCGGCGTCGCCTTGAAGGTGGCCACCACCGGCGGCGCTCCCGTCTTGCCGAGGATGTCGGTCGGCGCCGACAAGGCCGGCATCGACACCACGCCGCCAGGACTGACGGCACGCACCCGCGCAACGTAGGAGCCGGTGTAGATACCTTCCACGTCGAGCGACAAGCCCGGGGTACGCCCGGCGCTCACCCACTCGCCATCGTTGCGCCGCCACTCCACCTGGTAGCCGGTAGCTCCGGACGCCGCATCCCAGGAGATCGTCACCACATTGGTGGCGATGCCCTGCGTGATCACCACATGCCCATTGAGCTGCACATTCGCCGGCGGCGCCTGCGTCGAGGCGGGCAGCGAGCTGATCGGCGGGATCTGGATGATCGCGCCGTTGTCGATCGCCGCGAACTTGTCCGCCACGTGCTGCAGCGCCGTGATGGTGTAGCTGATCTCGCTGGAGGACTTGTCCTCGGTCACCGACAGCACGCGATAGGTCTGCGCGGCGAGCGTGTCGCTCTCCACCACCCATACGGCTTCCGCTTCCGGCTGCACCGAGAAGCCCGGCGCGGCCACCGAGAGGCGCACGCCATCGATGGCGGTGATGGTCTGCGTTTCCGATGCTCCGGTAGCCAGCATGACCGTCAGGCGATCGCCCGCCGCCACCTGCTCGGGCGCCTTGTCCACCGTCACCACGGTGCGCGTGGCGTCATGGATGCGCCCGCCCTGTCGCTTGCCGGCACGCGCGGGATCCGTCACGCGGATGATCTGTCCCGGCGCGGCGACGGTACCGTCCAGGCCGACCTTGAAGGTCACCGTGTCGGTTTCCAGCCGCGAGGTAAGCAGCACCCATTGGCCGGCACGCTGCGCCTGCGCCTGCGAAGTGCAGCCAAAGGCCGTAAGCGTAGCCTGTTGGATGCCATAGCGGGCCAGGCCCGTACGGTCTTCCACGTACTCGACCTTGGCGCGATAGAAATCGCTCGGGTCGTTCCAGGTCACCAGCGCGGTGGTATAGCGCGTCTTGCGCGTGCTGGCCGCGTAGGTGAACTGGCCGCCGATCACGTTGGCCGCGGTGTAGGCATACACCGGGTCCGCCGGCATGTCGGCCGAGGCGGTGATGGCGCCGCCGGTCCAGAACGAGATGCCGCGGAACACGCTGGCCAGGTCGCTCAGCAGCTTGTACGCGTCGCTGGCGCTCTGCAGGAACACGTTGCAGGTGAAGCGCGGCTCGGCGCCGCCCTTGCCGTCGCTCACCGGCTGGTCGCAATACTGCGCGATGCGGTACAGCTCCCACTTGTTCACCTGTGCGGCGGTGACCAGGTGACCCAGGCCATAGCGCGGATGCGTGGCGAGGTCGTAGTAGATCCACGCCGGGTTGTCGGTCCACGCCGGCTTGAAACTGCCGTCCCACACGCCGCTGTAGCTGCGCGCCAGCGGATCGTAGTTGTTCGGCACCTGGATGACGCGGCCCCACAGATCGTAGGCGCGGCTGGGGATGTTGCTGAACTGTGCCGCGTCGCCGGAGATGCCCAGCAGCGCGCTGTTCGGATAGCGCAGCTTGGCATCGATCACCTCGGTGTAGCTGTCGATGGTGGTGATGTCGGCGATCGCGGAACTGTTGGCATTCGCCGTGATGCGCGTGACGCGCACGTTCCAGCCGTTCTGCGCAGCGGGAAGGTCGATGCGGTGGCTGCGCTGGTACTTGCTGGTGGTCTTGCCGGTGATCGCGCCGTTGTAGGCGAGCTGCCAGGCGCCGGCGTCGGTCTGCACCTCGATCTTGTACTGCACCGAGTAACCATTGATGTCGCCGTTGGACGTATTGGCATTGGACAGGCCCGGCACGCCGATGGTGATGCGCACCGCCGACAGCGAGGTATTGCTGAGCGAGCGGATCCACGGCGTGCTTTGCTTGAGCTCCACGCCGACGCTGATCTCGTTCTCCACCGCCGGATAGCCAGGCACTTCCTCCTGGTCCTGCGTGCCGGTGCGCGTTTCCACGTGCACGTTCTGGAAGTTGAGCGAGCCGTCCGTATTGGCCAGCGGCGTCTCGTCGAGATAGATCGACTGCAGCCCGTTGACCAGGCCACCGATCTCGCCTTCGCTGACCAAGTCCAGGATGCGGAAATAGGCGATCGAGCGCAGGCTGTCCGGCGACTCGACGGGCGTGCGCTGCTTGCCGCCGCCCTTGGCGCCTTGAAGAGTGGAAGTCATGTCTACCTCTCGTAGAAATTCTTGAGCACGCGGCCGTTGAGATTCACGCCACCGCCGACACCGGCGGTGGCCGGCGCATAGTCCTCGGCATGGATGCCGGCGGAGACCACGGCGGAGCCGACGATCATCCGGCCGTAGAGCACGGGAACGGGGTTGCCCTGGGCCTGCGTATTGACGGCGCCGTTGAAGACGTAGCTGGGTTGGTTGTCGGGGCGGTCGCTCATCTTCAAGCCGCGAGGTTGCGGCGACAGCATTTGGACCACGCCGCCGAGCATCATCCCGAGGCCTGCTTGCATCATGTAACCGCCGATGCCGGCGCCCGCACCCATGGTCCAGCCGGAGATGAAGCCGCCTGCGACGAATAACACGGCGCCTGCAATGATGTTGAACAAGCCGCCGCTCTTGCTGCCAAGAAGCATCGGCGCAATGCGGATGTCCTCGCTTCCCGAGGGCCGGGAGAGATCCTCCTCATTGAGATTGCGTTTGCCGACGAAGACCGCGAAGCCCATGCCGCGATCTTTGGCTTTGAGAAGGAATTCGCCAAAGCCGCGAAGCTGCGCCGACAATGCAGCAATGGCTTCCCCGGGTGCATTGGAGTCGAGCGCGAGCCTGAATGTTCTACCGAACTTCGATCCGAGTACGCCATAGAGGCGCACAGTGCGTAGTTGTTGCATTGAATTCACCGTTCAATAAAAAGCCCCGCGGGAGCGGGGCTTTCGTGTTTGTGTGGGCTGTCGGATCGCCTCATCTCGCGTGGCGTGCCACCAGTCTCGTGTTCTCCAGCCAATACCCGCCATACACGTCGCGGCTCGAAAGCCGCCCATACATGTGATGCAGCATCAAGCCATCGCCGAGATAAATGCCGGCATGGTTAGGCACGAGGTTCCGGCTGCGAATCTGCATCAAGATCAGATCGCCGCATTGGATATCCCCGACAGCGACAGGCGCGAATCCGGCAGCGGCGAGATTCTCCGTATAGAGATCGGAGCAACCGTCATCCCACCAGTTGTCGTGCCGCACCGGGTCCGGCAACACCAGCCCCCATTCGCGCGCATACCAGTCCCGGCACAAGGTCCAGCAATCCAGCACGCCGTGATGGAACGGCCGGCCGACCAGAGGTGCTTCATAACCGCCTGGCTCGATACAGGACAGCTCGCCCGCCTGGGGCGGGCCATCTGCACCGGGCGTCACCGACACGATCCACCACGGCAACCCGGATGCCTCGCACGCCACCCGGTCGCCTTCCGACGCGCGCGCCGGTGCATCGGGATGCGAATGCATGACGGCAACGATCTCGCCGGCCTCCTCGGCGTCCGCGTAATCCTCGGCCGCGAGCACGAAATGTTCGCTCGGCGTAGTGGCAAGGTTGCGGCAGGCGAGGTAGCGCTCGCGCCCCTTGACCACCACCACCAGTCCGCAGGCTTCGCGCGGATAGTCGGCCACTGCATGGGCGCGGAAGGCATCCAGGGTGGCCGGGTTCATGTGCGCAACAGGCCAGCTGCAGGATAGCTACCGAACGGAACCGGGTTGTTCTGGCCGAAACGCAGCTTGCACGACGACAACCGCCCACCGCACACATCCTGTGCCGGATCGCTGGTCGGCGTGTCATCCGCCTTCGCCACGGGGCCGCCGCTGTAGCCGCAGTAAGGCCCGCGATAACCGCCGCGCTGCAGCCAGCTGCAGCTGTTGGCGATGATCGTGCGCCCCGGCAGCTGCTGCTGCCCGAAGTCCAGCGCGCTGGCCAGCTCGAACTGCACCACCTGGTTGGTCTCGCTGGCCTTGCGCTCGAGGAACCACTTGTCCGGCGGAAACTCCTGCGTGGCATCCGCGGTGGGATTGCCATCGGCGAAGTTGCGCGCGTCCAGGTAGCGACCGAAGGTGCGGTGGCGCACCAGCAGCGCGCCGACCAGATCCTGGTAGGCCAGGCACAGCGCGGTGATGCGTCCGTCCACGTTGCCCACGCTCAGCATCGGCATCGGCGGCTTGTCGGGATTGAGCTCGAAACCTTCGGCCTGGATCGGCCAGGGCGAGTACTCCAGCCCCTGCCACCAGATCGAACCGACCTGCGTATAGCCGTGGAAGCGCAGCACGTCGGCTGCGCCCCCACCGGTGATCGAGCGCGCGTCCAGCTCGAACAGCTCGACCTCCGCGCCGGGCTCCAGCTTCTGGATATCGGCGTAGATGGTCATGGCGAGAACACCTGCTGGAAGGTCGCCGACAGCGTGTAGTAGCCGGCGGCGCGCGGCACCAGCGTGTAGCCGGCGCAGCGGAACAGCGACGGCGCACCCAGTGGCGGCGTCCACTGGAACGAGGCAGCGCCGGCATGGCGATCGAGGAAGTCCTTGATCGGCGCCATATAGCTGCCGTCTCCGTCGAAGGACAGCGGCCAGCTGTCCACGCGGTTGTTGATGCCGTCGGTCACGGTCTGGGTGTAACCGTCGCCGAACTGCGCGCTGCGCACGCGGAAGGTGGTCTGGCCTTGCGGCTCCACCTGGGGAATCCACCCGAAGACTTCAGGCATGCTGCATCCTCCACAAAATGCCGCCCTGGCGCTGCTCGCGCGCCATGACTTCCTTGACCTTGCCTTCCACCATCGATGCGAGCTGGCGGCCGGCGTCGTCGCTCTGCGCCTGCGTATCGCTCTGCGCGTTACCGTTGGCGCCGACGTTGACGGTGATGCTGATCTGGTTGTTGACCCCGCCACCGCCGCTGCTGCGGCCGCCGCGCACGCCGAGGCGTCCGTCCGGCCCGCGGGCCAGCGGCATGATCGCTTCGGGTCCGGCTTCGCCCATCAGGCCGGTGCCGGTGGCCATGGGGAACAGGGTGGGGCTGTTGACGATGCCGCCGCGGGCGAAGGCACGCAGTGGCATGCCGCTTTGCAAGGCCATGCCCTTGGCGGCCATCGGGCCGTCGAAGAAGATCGACGCGGCGTAGTTGCCCGCGCTGCCACCCGCCATCGGGCTGTAGCCGGGCAGGGCGGTCGAGCCGCCGCCGAACATGCTGCCGATCGCACCACCGATCCAGCTCAGCGCGGTGCCGGCCAGCTTGGAGATCTGCGACGCGGCGATATCGGCCGCCATCTGGCGCAGCATGGTGCGGAAGCTCTTGCCGACGCTCTTGAAGTTTCCGTCCAGGGTGTCGAACAGCATGCTGCCCAGCGAACCGCGGATCCGTTCGCCTGCCTGTTCGGCCAGGCCGACCATGAAGTCGGTGCTCTTGGCTATGTCGCCTTCGGTCTTGCCGGCGTCAGCAGTGGCATCGGCAGCACCAGGCTTCGCTCCGGTCGCGGCACCTGCTGCCTTGTCCGGCGCGGCGCCGGGGGTCTTGGCATAGCCACGAAGAAAAGCAAGCACATAGTCATTGGTGCCGCGGTAGCCGGTGCTCGCCGCATCGCCGAGCGCGGCGGTCGTCGTATCGGCAACACCATGTTTGAGGCTGCCGTAGAGATCGTCGCGAACCTTGATGCGTGCGGTGCGAGCTGCCTTGCCGTCCGCGTTGAAAGCCGCCATGACGTCCTTGGCGAAATCGTCCTTGATCTTCTGCGTTGCCGCGCTGACGGTCTTGTCGGTCTCGCTGGGCTTGGCCGCTTCCTTGGAAGCTTCCTTCGCTGCCCCATCGGCCGCCTTGCCGGCACTCTGCGTCGACTTGGTCGTCGCATCCATTGCCTTCTGCATGTCGCCCAGCGACTTGCTCGCCTTGTTCAAGGCGGTCACGAAATTGTTGAGGCTGTTGCTGTCGATATCAGCCATCGCTGCGTATCCTGTCGAGCATCATCAGCGCTTCCACCTCCCAGCGATCGAGTCGCCGGGCGGTGAGCTGCGTCCAGTGATGGAGTTCGGTATGGGTGAGCGGCGTGGGCAACTGGCCCAGCCACTCGGCCAGGTAGGCCAGTTCCGCCGGGCATGCCGGGCGCTCGGCCAGCTGGGCCGGCAGGCGGCCCAGCTGGCGTTGCACCGCTTCGAGATGCCGTTGCAGCGGCTGGCCGCCCGCGCCGGTGGGGCGGGCCAGCTGCTGCTCCGCCTTCAGCCAGTCGGCGAGCTGGCGAAGGCGTTGCCGAAAAAAGCCGGATCGTCGGCGCCGGCGCGATCGACCAGCTCGGCGATCTGCGGCGCTTCGCGCAGGAACGCCTGCACGTTGTCCGTCACGCACGGCTCGTCGAAGCTCCACGCCGAGACCAGCGCGGAACGCACCGCGAGCGTGCTCTGCTCCAGTGCCGTCTCGAGTTCCGCTTCGCCGGCCTGGGCCAGGCGCGCGACCTGTTGCATCGCGTCGTCGCGCGCCTGGCGGAACGCGTCCGACCAGCGGCTGCGGATCTGCAGCCAGTGCTCGGTGGGCGAGCCGTCGGGCAGGGTCAGTGCGATGCGGCGGCCGTCGTTGGCGCGCTGGCGGATGGCGAAGGCATCCATGCCGCTCATGCGCCGCTCCGGGTGATGCGCAGCTGGGTGCCGGTCGCACTGTCGTACAGCGCCTGGATCGGCAGCGACAGCGTGATCGGGCCGTCGTTGGCCACGTCGGCCTGGCCGCCGGTGTACTTGATGCGCGGCAGCAGCAGCACGTAGCTGTTGGTGCCGTCGGACAGGGTCAGCTCCAGCGAGCTCTCGGTCTCGCCGATGAACTTGGCCAGCAGCGAGCCGTCCAGGAAGTACGCGGTCAGCGTGCCGGTGAGGTTGCTGCGGCCGATGCTCGGCTGCAGGGTCTTGGCGCTGCCGATCACGAAGCGCGGCTCGATGCCGTTGGCCAGGTCCAGCTTCAATTCGGTCACCACGCCCAGCACTTGGCCGCCTTCCTTGATCGCGCCGCTGAGCGCGTCCATCGGACGGTTGGCGCTGGCGGCGACATAGGTGGCGCCGGCCACGATGTTGGCGTCGACCGCTTCGGCCTGGCCGATCACGTCGAAGGTGACATTGGCGATCGCGCCGGGCTGCACGTCGAAATGCAGGCCGTTGATCTCGCAGCCGGTGTAGCGCAGGTACTGGCCGATGTCGGCGAAGTTGCGCTCCAGGGTGAAGCTGGTGCGTGCGGTGCCGGCCTTCAGCACGTTGGCGTTCCAGCTGCCGCCCAGCGCGGCGGCGAACAGGTCGTCGTAGGCGCCATAGCTCAGCTCGCCCTGCATGTCGCCGCCCACCTGGACAGTGCCGTGGCGCAGGTCGGCGATCTGGCGGTCGCCGCGCAGTTCTTCGGACTGCATGGTGTTCTTGGTGAGGGCGAGCGTGGTGCTCTTGTGGCGCAGCTGGCGGAACGCCGGCGTGGCGGGCGTGGCGCCGTAGGTGGCCTCGGCGATGTAGGCGAGGCTGTGGCGGCTGCCGGTGGCGATGGTCATGCGGTTGCTCCTTGGTGGAAAGAAATGCGTGGCGTGCGGCCGCGCGGGTGGGTCCGAAGCGGACCGGTTCGAACGAAGCGGCGATGCTTCAGCCGTGGTCGGTCCATGCCGTCCAGGCGACGATCACCGACATGCGCAGCCAGCCGTCCTTGTTGGTGACGACGCTGCGGCTGGTGCTGTTGACCAGCACCGGCAGGCCGTTGCCGTCGAGCTGGCGCCCGGCCTTGAAATAGCCGCGCAGCGTGTCGGCCAGCGACAGCAGGCGGGCGATGCCGCCGCCGGTCACGTCGTTGAGGTCGACCTGGAAGGTGCCAGTGTGGCGATCGTTGCCCGCGGCGCCCAGGCTGCCGCCGACGACCGGCAGCGGCAGCATCGATACCGCGGCCCAGGGCTGTCCCGCGGTCGGCGCGAAGTCGACGCCTTCGTAGGCGGTGGGCAGGTTGAGCGCGGCGGCCTGGTAGCCGGCGACGAGCGCGGCATTGATGTTGGTGAAACTCATGGCGGGTTCCCGTGGCGGAAAAAGAAAAACCCGCCTCGGTGGGCGGGTTCGGATGCGATGCGCTGAGATGCGATGAAATGTTGCCGTTGTAGCCAGATTAGGGTTGAAAGCGCGGAAGCGTCACTTCCGCAGCGCGATGCCTGCCGGGTGCGGCGACAGGAACAGCGTGCGCTCGGCGATACGCCGTCGCAGCAGGCCGGGCAGTACGCGGCCGCCGGCATAACGCCAACGCTCGAACTCGGCGGCGGCGCCTTCGGCATCGCCCGCGTTGAGCTTGCGCAACAGCGTGGATCCAGCGAACGCATTGGCGCCGACGTTGAAGACGAAGCTCACCAGCGCATCGAATGACGCCTGCGCCAGGGGCGTGGCCACCAGCGCACGCACGGCTTCTTCGGCAGCGCGCAGGTCCTGGTGCAGCAAACCGTCGGCTTGTGCTGCATCGATGCGCACACCCGAGCGCACCTCCTCGCCCGTATGGCCGTAGCCGATGGTCCAGATGCCTGCGGCATCCAGATAGGCGCAGGTGCGCAAACCCTCGAACTGCTTGATCAGCGCGACGCCGAGCGCACTGGTCTTCACCGGCGCCGTCTTCATGCGTCCAGCCTCAGCACGCGCGCCAGGTTGCCGCGCGCCATGTGCAGAAGCGCGGCAAGCACGAGCAGGATGCCGAGCTGCCACAGCGTGGTTTCGCCGGGCGCCGCATGGCCGAGCGCGATATGAATGGCCTGGCCGCCGCTGCACACGATCAGCAGCCAGGCGCAGGCCGATACCCATGGGCGGTAGCGCGCATCGGGCGAGCGCCGGTAGGTGATCAGCCGCAGGCAGATCGACGCGGAAGCGAACATGGTGAGCAGTTCGAGCGGGTCACGCATGCGGGCCTCCCCGGCTGCGCAGCCATGCGTCGAGGTCGAAGGTGCGGCCACGTTCCAGCAGGCCGAGCGTCAAGGTGACGCCCAGTGCCGCGCCGAGGAAGGCCGCCACCCCGGAGGCCTGCAGCGGCAGCCAGCGCATCACCTCCGGTGCGGCGAGGTAGCCGAGCGCAATCGACACGCCCAGGTAGGCAAGGCGCCGCCAGATCGGCAGCTCCTTGGACGAGACGACGAACAGCGTGGCGCCGGCGAACGCGCCGATCAGCGCGTTGCCGTCCACGCCGGGCAGCGACGCGGCGACGCCCAGGCTGGCGGCCGCCGCCATCGCCATGGCGGGTTCGGTCATGAGTGGTCTCCATAAATGCGAAAGGCCGCGCATGGCGGCCTGTGAAGAAGCAGGGGCATCGCGTATTTACGCGTGGGAAGCGCGGCGTGCGTGCCGTTCGCTCATGGGCCCATGGTGAACATTTTCCTCGGAAAGTGCGGAAGCGTCGATTCCGCAGCGATGTTTTTGCAAGCGTGGCGCGTCATGAAAAAAAGAGGCCGCACATGGCGGCCTCTGCAGAAGATGATGCGATGTGTCGCTTGCCGATCGATCCCACGCTATGCATTTTCCTTGCAAAGTGCGGAGGTATCGATTCCGCACGGCATGGTGTTCATGCCGGCGCCAGCGCGCGTTCCAGGGCGCGTGCACCGCGCGTTTCTGCGCCGGCGCACAAGGCCAGCGTCCATTCGTATACCGGGCGCCACACGCGGCGATAGCCGGCTTCGTCGCGCTCGATCATCGCCGCGCGCTTGCGATCGCTCACCGGCGTGCGGCCATGGCCTTCGCAATGCTGGCAAATCAACAGGCGATCCTGCACGAACACTTCGCCGCGCCCTTCGCAGTGCGGGCACAGGCTGGGCGTCGCCAGTTCGGCCAGCACGGCCACGCGCACCGCGCGATAGATCGGCCCGACTGCGGGCCACTGGCGCGCCTTCACTTCGTCCAGCGTCTCGGTGGCGCGTTGCAGGGTGGCGCGCTGGCCGGCGCGGGTGCCGTAGGTGCCGTCGATATCGTCTTGCGCCACGTGCAGGGCGAGCTTCGCCGCTTCCAGCTCGCGGCGCAGGCGCATCCATTCGCGCAGCTGGGCCTCGCGCACGATGCGGTCCAGCTCGGCGCGCTGCAGCTGCGCGCCGTCGGGCCACCACACGGTGCACAGCACCTCGCGGGCGAGGCGGTCGTCGATCATGCCCAAGGCGCCGGCGATGTCCTGGGGAGTGAGTTCGGGCTGGCCGCCGTGGTGCACTTCGAAGCGCGCGATCGAAGGGTTCAGGCGGGCCAGGAGCTTGCGTACGTTCATCGAATTCCTCCCTGGTTTGCGATGGATGGAGCGCCGGGAGGGCGTCGGTGATCGGACGTTTCCCGTGGGACAATGATAAGTTTACTTGGCACCGTTTGTCAATTACACTTATCAGAACGACAAGTAGACTTAACGCATGAGTAACTTCGCCGAACGCTTCAAAGCCGCCCGCGAGCGCGCGGGCATTTCCCAGCGGGCCCTGGGCCGTCGCATCGGTTATTCCGGTTCGGCGATCAGCCAGTGGGAAGCTGGCGTCATCGAAGCAGACAACATCCGCGTCGCGGCGCTTGAGATGGCCGCCGGCATCATGGGCGTCTCGGTGCGCTACCTGCGCACCGGCAAGGAGGACGACAGCCGCGGCGAAGTGCCCGACGGCCTGCGCGCCGCCCAGCCGGACGTGCGCCAGCTGCCGGTGATCTCGATGGTGCAGGCCGGCTACGGCCGCGAGGCGGCCGATCCCTATCCGCGCGGCTATGCCGAGCAGAGCGTCAGCGTGGATGCGGAGCTGGCGCGCGACCTGGGCCGGCTGGCCTTCGCGCTGGAGATCACCGGCGAATCGATGCTGGAGGAATTCCACCCCGGCGACATCGTGATCATCGACCCCGCGGTGAAACCGCTGCCGGGCGATTTCGTGGTGGCGCGCATCGAGAGCGACGGCAGCGCCACCTTCAAGAAGTACCGTAGCCGCGGCCGCGATCCGGAAGGGCAGGAGATCATCGAACTGGTGCCGCTCAATGCCGACTATCCGACCATCGTGGTCAATGCGGCGAACCCGGGTAGCATCATCGGGACGATGATGGAGCACCGGCGGCGTCGCCGGCGGCATTGAGTTGTGGTGCGGGCTTGCCGCAGTCTCCACCCACTCGTCATTCCGGCGCAGGCCGGAATCCAGTGGCGAAGCGCTGCAGGAAGACGCGGGCGCCGCGGAGCCGGCCTTTCTGCTCTACGCGACGACCCTGCGATAACGCCACTGGATTCCGGCCTGCGCCGGAATGACGCAGAGGTGGCCCTAACCGCCCCCCGCCAGCATCGCCTTGATCTTCGCCATATGCGACTCGGCCGTCTCGCGCACCACTTCCTTGTCCGCTTCCGGATCCTTGCCCTGCCAGTGCAGGTCGTCCTGCGGCAGTTCGTGCAGGAAGCGGCTGGGCTGGTTGCTGTGCACCTCGCCGTAGCGCTTGGTCTTGGACGACCACGACAGCGTGAGCATTTCCTTGGCGCGGGTGATGCCGACGTACATCAGGCGGCGTTCCTCGTCGACGCGGCCTTCGTCCATGGCGCCGTCGTGCGGCAAGGTGCCCTCTTCGCAGCCGACGATGAAGACGAAGCGGAACTCCAGGCCCTTGGCCGCGTGCAGCGTCATCATGCGCAGTGCGTTGCCGGGCTCGTCGCGGTCGGCGTGGCTGAGCAGGGCCAGCTGCGCGGCGAGGTCGCCGGTGGTGCTGTCGTTGCGCTGCATGGCGCGGAACCAGTCGGCCAGCTCGCGCAGGTTGCCCAGGCGGCGCTCGCGCAGCGCGGCGTCGGTGGTGCTGGCGGCGATCTCGCTGGCGTAGCCGGTACGCTTGAGCACGGTCTCCACCAGGTCGGCCGCGCTCGCATGCAGCGAAGCGCTGCGCAGCTCATCCATCAGCGTGGTGAAGCCGGCCAGCGCAGCGGCGGGGCGCGGCGAGAGCTGACGCAGTACGCCGTCGCTGCGCGCGGCATCCAGCAGCGAGGCATTGCGCGTCTGCGCAATCTGGCCGAGCTTTTCCAGCGTGGTCGCGCCGATCTCGCGCTTGGGCACGTTCACCACGCGCAGGAAGGCGGCATCGTCGCTGGGGTTGGTCAGCAGGCGCAGATAGCAGAGCAGATCCTTCACCTCGGCGCGGTCCAGGAAGCTCAGCGCGCCGGTCAGGTGATACGGCACGCGCGCCAGGCGCAGCGCTTTCTCCAGCGGACGGGCCTGGAAGTTGCCGCGATAGAGAATGGCCATCTCGTGCCAGCGCGCCTTGTGCTTCTCGGCGAGGGTGACGGCGATGGCGGCGACGCGTTCGGCCTCGTGCTCGTTGTCCTTGCACTCCAGCACGCGGATCTGCGCACCTTCCGGGTGCTCGCTCCACAGTTTCTTTTCGTGCAGGTGCGGGTTGTTGGCGATCAGCTTGTTGGCCGCGCGCAGGATACGGCGGCCGCAGCGGTAGTTCTGTTCCAGCTTGATCACGCGCAGGGACGGCCAGTCCTTGCTCAGCTGGTCGATGTTCTCCGGGTTGGCGCCGCGCCAGGCGTAGATGGACTGGTCGTCGTCGCCCACGCGGGTGAAGCCGCCGCGCTCGCCGGCCAGGGCCTTGAGCAGGCGGTACTGCGCGTCGTTGGTGTCCTGGTATTCGTCCACCAACAGATAGCGCAGGCGCTCGCGCCAGGCGGCGCGGCATTCCTCGTCGCTCTCCAGGATGCGCAGCGGCAGGCGGATCAGATCGTCGAAGTCGACCGCATTGAACGCGGCCAGGCGCGCCTGGTAGAGCGTGTAGATCATCGCCGCATCCATCTCGCGCGGGCTGCGCGCGGCGGCAGTGGCTTCTTCCGGCGAGAGACCGGCGTTCTTGGCCCGGCTGATCAGGCTGCGGATGCCGAACAGCACGTCCGGCTTGGCGCCCTTGGGCGCCAGTTCCTTCAGGATCACTTCGCTGTCGTCGGCGTCGAGCACCGAAAAGCCCTTGCGCAGGCCGGCGCGCGCATGCTCGATCTGCAGGAACTTCAGGCCCAGCGCGTGGAAGGTGCACACGGTGAGCGCGGCGGCGTCCTCGCTGCTGATCAGCTTGGCCACGCGCTCGCGCATTTCCTTCGCCGCCTTGTTGGTGAAGGTGATGGCGGCGATCCTGGACGGGGCCAGGCGGCGGCGCTGGATCAGGTAGGCGATCTTCTGGGTAATCACGCTGGTCTTGCCGGAACCGGCGCCGGCGAGGACGAGCAGGGGGGTGTCGCAGTGCTCGACTGCGGCTAACTGTTGCGGGTTGAGCAT